ATCTTGTGGCAACCCAACCATTTCTCCATTTTTAACTGCATTCTCGATTTGTGTATTTGCATAACTTATTTTTCCAGATTTGTCAGTCTGATAATATGCAATACCTAATGCCTTATCTCTGTGTTTAATTGTTCTCTCGTCGTCAAGTGCTTCATTTCTTGCATCAATTATGAACTGAGCTGGCTCAATATTACTTGTTCCGTGCAACTGGTCTGCAATTCTCTTATTGCTTGAATGCAACATATTTTTCTTTTCAATTTTTTTCCATTCTTTTCCATTCCAAGTATCATATCTTTTAATCATCCCCTCTTTGTTAAATACAACCCTCACTCTTTCAGGTGAAATTGGGATTATATTCACGATTTTATTTTCCTCTTTCTTAAATTCCAAAAAGGCATCTCCACAAATTAATTTTACAACTTCATGCTGCCAGATTAATCTCGAAAAAGTCTCACTACCCATCCCTACGACATGCTCCAACTGAACTCTTAAATCAGGAGACTGAACAGACCAACCAGCACCGAATGCCCATGTGGCCATAGCATTTGCAGCGTTAAAAATCTCGGGAATATTCAAATAATAGCCATAATATTTTGTTGCGTTATCAAAATACCAATAAGTCTCATCTGAATTGGGGTTTATTGCATCTAATGCTCTTGAATTTACAATAAAATCAGGGACTGCGCCGCTAAGATTTGTCGTTGTACTTGCGGATATGTTCATTTCTGCCATTTTAGCTATCTATTTTGAAGGGAACTACAATTTTTAAATTCGAGTCTGCGGCAGCTCCACTCTTAGAATCTGTTATACTCAAATTTCTATTTGCTCCGTCGTGATAGAGTCTGCATGAGTTGTTTGTATTGTTTGAGGATGTGAATTTTAGTATTGCTTCTATTCTCAATTTATCACTTGGTTTAAAAAACTGATTAACATCAAACACTACCGTATCCACTGCGTAGTTCGTTGTTCCCAGACCAGAAGCTACGTCATCAGTTGTTTGTGCGGCGGCCATCTGAGTTTCTGTCGTGCCGTCATAATGCAAGGGTCTGAAAGTTATTTTTGTTGTCGCACTGCTTGCACCACCGACAGCTTTTGCTGCATATGTTGCTACAACGTATAATTTTCCTTTCACTAATTGAGGAGCCAAAAACTCATAATCAAAATTAACTTCTAAAGTAACCGTTGCATCTGGATTCGCATTAACTTCTGTGTAAACTGTTGAACTTTCCACTTGTTGTCTTGAGAGATAATAACTACTCGCTGTATCAGTTATCCCATAGAAATTGATGTATCCCGTCGTCTCCAAATAATCTGAAAAATCAAAATTGACGTTAACTGGTCCAGTCGGTTGTCTAAAGTTTGCTGGGACTAAATCAGCCATTAGTCAACATCTCCAGAGCCAGTCAGGATGAAATCTTTATAATTGTTGTCTTTTTCCAATAGATTAATTACTTTCTGAAAACTTGCCCATAATGAATTTATCTTTTGTAGGTATTGCGTGGTTGTAAAACCTCTCGGGTCATACTCCACAGCCATGAAAGCAGCATAAGCACTCGCTGCATCTCTTAATATATTCTTTCCCTGCGTGGACACACTCGAATAATTAGTAACCCAATCATATCTCGCACTTGTACTAAGTTGACCCTCTGCTTGCTTTATATAGACATTCGTGTATGATTCTGCTGTGCTTGTACTTGACGCTTGAACACCTGCCTTTTTCAATACATCTGCATTAATGCATAAAGTTCCTTCCTCAGCCATTTCTTATGCTCCTTGCTAAATAGTTGATTTCATTACACAATTCAGAGAGAACCTCTAACATCGCATATGCTTCATTGGTTATCTCTGTCTTGTTTGGTTCTTTTTTTGCAACAGAAGTATAATTGTCTAGCGTATTTTTCATATCTTTATAGAGTGCACTTCTAACTTTAAATCTTTGCTTTCTGCATCCCAAGCAGCTCTACACAAGCTCTGTGTTGGGTGATTGTATGTACTTGTGAAGATTAATCGCTTTGTTTCATCTTTATAGGCAAATTTATAACTTTTTAGTGATGCCCTGATGTTATCATCTTTCAATAACTTGATATGCCCTCTTTCCATCATTCTCAATAAATTGAATAAAAGGTCTTCTTGCATGATTACCGTTCTCTCACTGTCATCCCACTTCGTGCTTCTTTTACTATTATTCAATGCGACTACTTTGTTTTTTGTTTCGGGATGAGCTAACAATTCAGAAAATACCCCGAAACCTATACCACCGTCATCAACGTAGATTTTTCCAAAGTCATATCTTTTCTCTAATTTAATTATCTCATCTGTTGTCTGTGTTGTGTAAAGATGTTTTGTTGCAATCTGTTCAATTTGTCGACAGTCTTCTTTGTTTTCTGTGTTCAATATTGTGATTGCACCCTCATCTTCTCCAAGTCCTGCGGGGTCACATCCGAGAACATGTCTTTCTTTTAGATTCGGGTTACTTCTCTCCAATAACATACACTTTTTTATGAGTGCATCTGAAAATACTTGCCTTGCTTTATCGGATGGAATCGCCATGTATTCCTGCAAGTACATCCATTCTGGCATTCTTTTTCTCTCATTTTCTAAATGTTGCTTCATAATTGTTCTTTGTGGCTCGGGTCTTTCTTCTGCCACTGTTTCCGCATTTATTCGGAACACCGAAAAATTTGGGTCTGACAATCTTTCATATGCATAGCCTTCCGTTGCCCAGGCGGTCCCGAGCATATGTATGTCTCCACCCGTTGTTAAGAGCATAGGAGTTATTGCAGCAAATGCATCTTCAGGAATTAATTGCATTTCCTCCAAAACAAGTCTTGTGATTGTATGACCTCTTGCTCCTCCTCCACTGAATCCTAATGGTTCAGTCATACAAACTGAGCCGTTTGTCAAATGAAATTCTGAAGTCAGCGGTCTTTCTGCAATCATGTCAGGATGTTGTGTTTCTATAAAATTCAAAATTTTTCTATAAAGTTGCTTAGCCTGGTCTTCTTTGCCAGACACTATTAATAGAAATGCGTTTTTTGTGTTCAGAAGATAGAGTGCCTCTATGTAGGCTACAATTTCCGACTTGCCAACTTGTCTGCCACATAACAGAATGAAATTTTTTTTAACTGACAGAAGTTCTTTTTGCCAGTTATCCATTGTTTTATACGGCCAGTTAAGCTCTCTTGTTTTCTCGTTCCATTTTTTCTTTGATTGCTTCATTGATATATCCACTCTTGTTTATGTGGTTCTCTTTGAAGTAGTTGTATATATCTTCATCGATTGACAGTAAGACTTGTTTTTTCATAATGTTTATATAATCTTAGAGTTTATATATTTTATGGTTTATAAAAAAAATAAAAAATTTGGTTTGGGTCTACCCCCTCCTAAGGTTCCCCCTTTTTTATCGTCGATATATAAAAAATATAGTTCTATATATTCCTTTATAAACCTTTCTATTATATATTATATATATTCTATAATACATATATTTAAATAGTCTATATATATAATATATTATTCATATATTCTATCGACGGTAAATATATCCGCCCGAAGTGGCGAGTATCTGCCGAATATTTATAACGAGTGGTTTTTTGCGAATACTTGAAGCAAAAAACGTAAACGAAGTTAATAAATATATCGGCGAATGAGCCACATTCCTGGGCGGTATTAAGTAACCCCCCTATTTCCACTGAACCCTCATTTCCACTCTACTACAATATATCAAAATAGAAATATTTATAAATAAAGAGATATACTCTATATTTAATAAAAAGGTCATATTTAGAAATAACATGAAAATTCAAAGAGTGGTTTATCTTGACTTAGAATTGTGGCAAGAGATGAAGAAGATGGGCTATAACATTTCACACGCATGTAATGAGGGGATGAAAGCCAAACTAAAAGTCAATCAATACAAGAACATGTCCTTACCTGAGCTAGAACGCTTGAAAGCAAAGAGAGATGAGATAAACGAATTAAAAACAAGATTAAAGGAGTTAGAAGATGGATGAACTAGACAGACAAATAGAGATGAAAAAAACTAGAAACAAACTAAAAGTGGCCGTTTGTTCTATTTGTGAGTCTGACAATAATATATATGTTTGTGAGCAAGGACATACAAACCTATTTTGTAAAGACTGCCTAAAAGCCACTAAGATTATAAGAACCTCAGACAGCACACACAGCATTGTTTTTGTAGCTAAATGCACACCAAAAGGTAATTGTAATTATCACCCTCTTATTCCAAAGGGTGTTGACGGAATTGCCAGCGACCCTTATGAATGAACATGAGCAACAAGGGAACGAGAAAGGAACGTAAAATAAGAGATATATACGAAAAAGCTGGGTGGATAGTTGTTCGAAGCGCTGGTTCTCAATCCCCATTTGACCTTATTTGCTGGAAGGATAACGAAATGCACATCATACAGCTAAAATATGGGTCTGATAGATATCTCAAATATGGCTTTAAAGCTGAGGAAGAGGCCTATAAACAATACAAAGATACACAAATGAATGTTAAGTTTAGGTTTGTTAAATTAAAGAAACGAGAGAGATATGTTATTTAATCCTTATGTATGATTACTAATGACTTATCTTTTGGAAAGTTATCTGTTTGAATTACAGGAAAACCATCTTCATTATGAGTTTTCTTAAATTCTCTCCAAGCAGCTTTTATTCTCTGCCAAAATGTTCTTTTAGTAGAAAGCATCCTACCGATCACGACCATTTAGCCCCAGACTTCTTGTTTAACAAATAAATAAAAAAGAGAGCCAATAAAAACATAGCTAAGAATATCTCAGCCATTACCAGCTCATATAATCCGCAGCTCATCCTCTTTCAGCTCTTTTAGTTAATGCTTTTTTTAATTTTTGCTTCCACTGAAATCCTAAATCCCAAGCAGTATCATCTATTGCATCAAGGACAGCTTGTTCATATAATTTACACACGTACAAGATAAAATCACTATCTAATTCCTTGTACTTCTCGAGTAATTGAGATTTAACACTATTGAAGTTTCTCATTTTTCACCCTTACACTCAGGGCATAGTATTGGATGTCCATTTAGTAAATCATCACCGCACTTAATTTCAATATCTCCTTCCCAAGTGTCATAATATTTACCACAACCCTTTCGGGTTTCCGCAGTTTTGTCCTTCTCTATTAACGCTTGTGGCGTCGCAATGAATGACAAATCCACAATAGACTTGTTAGTTTTCGGTTTTGTCTGCGGAGTTTGAGTGTCAGGGCTTCGTTCTAAAAGAGTATGATGATATGCAAAAGAACTACCACCCTGACTATTTTTTCTATTCATTCACCCACCACCCACTTTTCGAACTTCTCTGCTAACACTAAGACCGCACCTTCCATAGAGAACTGGTCAGGATTCTGAATCTTTAAAGAGTCCTTTAATGAAGCATAAAACTCAACAGCGCATTTAAGAGAGTCAGTCCTTATTATTTGGGCAGGTGTTCTCCATTCTCCACCATTCTTTTTTGGCTCATATTGAGCTGTTATGTCCCTAGGTTTGCGAGTTACTATAAGACTTTTTGAAACTATATTGTTGTATCTTGTAGGAACTCCATACTTGTTGTTTTTATCTTTTGTTGTATACTCAAAAGAAACAGAGTCACCGACAGAAACATCAGGCAAACCACCAAAGAGTGAGAATGTTTCACCTTGAACGACAAGAGCGTTAGGAAGATAAACTTTCTCTACTACTCCTTTTATTTCTTTTTCACTCATTCTTACCCCCCCAATTAAAAGCTTTTTTAATCATTGGAATAACATCAAAAGCCAATCTATCTAAATCTATTTTTTGATAATCTTCTAAAATCCTTTCTTTCGTTTCTTCTGCCCAATTAAGACATTCTATTAAAGCTCTTTCTCTTTGTAATGCTTGAACGGTCCCTATTCCTTTTAATCTTTCAACCTCGGCTTTAATTTTGTTTATCATCTTGCACCTCTTATCAATCTCATTATGACGGTGTTTAAGTCTTTCACTTTGCTTCTTATTTTTATACTCATCAATCGACCGTGAGTATCTTCACTCACGATAATTGATTTTCTTGTGTATGTTTTCATACAATTATACAAGTATACAGACTATTTAAATGTTTCGCTTTAGTCAAAAGCCCCGTTAACTACTACTAAAGCATTACAAGTTTTACCTTGTGGAACAATAACTTCAGAAAGAACATTTCCGTCGACAACCAACTCTATTTTCTGTGTTGCTGTAACTCTTAAAGGACGTGAGTCTATATGTTGAACGCTCTTTGTTCCGAAACTAATCTTTTCACTCATGTTGCAATAAGACCTAAGTTCTTTAAATGTTTTACTATATCTGAAAGTCTATATGCTGTTGTGCCAACATTACCTGTGAATGTACTTGCGTCGGTTACATTAGTTCCTGCTCCTGCTGTGAATCCTATTGTTTCTCCAGTCGAAGATGGCTGACTTACTGGTGTGACGTTATAAAATCCAGCTCTGCTTCCGTCGTGATTTAATGCACCATCTATTTCTAATTCACTATTTATTCTAATTTTACTTGCTGTTGCAATAAGTTCAGAAGTTGCATTAACGCCTATGTCTAATTGTCCGCTCGTCGAAAAATCTAGATAAGTGTCTATTGCTCCATTATTAAATGTAATTCGATTTGCTGCAAAACGATACTCTTCTGCACCAGCAAGATATAATCCAACAACATCATCACTAATTTCTTGTATTCTCGAGTCTTTATCAGCGTCGATATAAAATGCAGTTCCATTCATGTCGATATCAGTAGCGGGGATTATTGAACCTGTAAATGTCCATGATGTCGCTGTCATAGTAGCACCTGTTGCTGTTGCCATAGTGAAAGTCCCACCAGCCCCAGCTGAGAATAAAGCAAAGTTCGAAGTATCACAACCAAAGAAAGCTGTCGAAGTTCCGAGAAAACCAAAATATCCAAAGGTTTCAACTATCCTTCCGAAAGAAATATCTCCATCGAGAAATTCAATCCAATTTAAAGAACCACCTGTGCTATTACCAAAGGCATAAAGACTATAATTCGTAGAAGTCCCATAAGTAAATTCAGTCGGTCCGGAGAATGTCGATGTATCAGTAGCGTTAAGAGTAGTGTCTATATAAACATAAGAACCCTGAAATTCATTAGAACCTGTCCAAACGTTAGTGCCTGATAAACGAGCATAGTCATCTAATAGGCTTATCATCTCGGGATGTGTTGCTATTCCTGAATGATTAGGCAACATCATCGGGCTGCCACCCATAGAACTAATAGGTGTACCTTGTACGTTCACTGCTGTTGGGGCCTTAGATTGATTAACAATTCTTTGTTCTTTTGTATAGCTCATAAGCCCTTCTTATATTTTTTATTTACAAAAGATTTTTCAGGAATTAGATTTTGAGTATGACCAACATATTTAGTATCATCCGAAGCTGTTAACTCATCCCAATCATTTCTTAATTCTTTCTGTCCATGAGTTACGTCATAAGTTCCATGAACTTCGAAAATAAAATCTATATTCGTATCAGCTGTCCAGTTAGCTCCAGCATCTGAACTTATTGCACGACTTCCAAAGGTATAGGTTGGATTCTCAGAATATCCCCATTGCAATCTACGAACACTTGAAGATATGTAAGCTACTATTGCATACGTTGTATCCTTATTTAATTTTGCACTCAGAGGAATTGTAATCTGTTCAGATGTTTCTGTAAGAGGAGCTAGTTGTAGAGAATAACTCGCTAGTGCTGAACCTGAGGGTAATCCCGCAGTAGTTCCATAAATAGCGACGATATACGTTCCAGTTCCCGAGTCATTATCAATAGAAAGTGGAAGAACTACATGAGTCACATTTGCATCCTTTGAGGAATAGAAAGTCTGAGCAATTCGTCTATCTATCTGACTATAATCTGTTGAATAGACAGCTTGAGAGTAGCTGTATATAAGAGCCATTACGCTGCATCAGTTATAAGGGCATAACCTACCCCTTTGTCAATTATGAATCTAGGATGGTCGGCCGTCAAAAGTGTAAGCCCATGCTCCCAATTCAATCTCGCTGTGAATTCACAAGCCCAACTCATCCTCGTAGCACCTGAAACTGCTGTTCCGTTATCATCACCAGAACCATTATCTACAAGGTCATTAATCCAATCCCAGTGATTATGTAAATTTGTTGTGTTGTTACTTCCAATTTTGAACATGTCATATTCATATATTGCATAAATCTCCTCAGCAGTCTTGGCATCCCTATAAATTCTAACATCTGAGATAAACCCTTTAAACTCGTTAGTTATACCTGAGGCACCGTCTTTATTGGCTGCTCCAATACTCATAGTATCAATTCCATCACAATTAACGAACCACTCATTAACGTCTGTAGCTGTATCATTAGTTCTCGCTATTTCGACACCATCAACGAATAAATGAGGACCTGCCCCATCTGCTCTCTGCACCATAGCTATGTGATGCCATTTGAACGGTTCAATGACTACGGCATCAGCTTGCGTTACGAATTGAGCAACTGTTCCGTCGGTGCACCTTGCAGTCACAAGACCTGCTTCAATATTAAGTTCGATGAACTCAACAACGTTATCATCACCAGCTCCTATGATTGTCATCGTAGAAGTAATATCTCCACACATCACTACGGCCGTCCATGTCCCTACAAGGTCATTAAAAGCTGTTAGGGCAACCGCAGCAGCGTTAACTTGTATCTCATCATCAGAATTGCCGCCTATACATCTTATTGCATGCCTGGCTGGTTCAACATTCCCTCTAATTGTGTACATATTGTCTGTTGCCATTATTTCTTAACCTCATTAAGAAGCGTGTCTACTATTGGATGTTTTTCAAAAGTAACACTTTTATCACCGATAAGTTTCACAGTTCCGCCAGTGAATTTCGGACTTGATAAAATTCTTTTTCTCATCATCTCATAATTGTGTTTTGAACGTGAGATTGCATCCCTACGCTGGTCTCCATGGTAGGGTCTACCATTTGCATCTCTTGGGTCATTCATCTGAGATTTATATTTTTCAAGAAGTACAAGACAATTTTCAACAGTCATTAGGTTATTGTGTCTGTGATTACATGAACAGCCAGAGGATGTTCAAGGATACATTCACCCTCCTCGATTACTCTTATTTTCTGTGCTATACCTGGGTTATCAACTATATGGGTCTGCAAAGCCATGAAACTTCTCCATACTGCACACATAGGTTTGAACATTAACACAGTGTCTGCACTCATATTTGTTGATACTTTAATTGTGTGACCTAAGACGCTATAAACAACACCACCATCAGCCATTCTACTTGAAAAGTCAGGTATACTTGAACCCTTAGTTACAATTAACCAATTCATAAAGTTTCTATAATCTGTTGGGTGCATGTAGAGAATAGCATCAGAAGGGTCATATCTATCTATTCTTATCTGAGCTTCTCCATTCAAAATGTCATATATAGGGTTTCCATTGGTTGCATCATCCCAACCAGTGCCAACAGCAGCCGCAGTGTTAACATTTCCACCCGTTCCCAAGGTGTCACCTACAACAGCCAATATTCTCACATCTACTTGGTTTTTCACAGCAAGGACTAAATCCTTCAAATGAGTAGACCAAATATCAACGTCATTATCTTTAATATCTTCGATGTTAATCCAAGGACTTTCAACTTTATACAATTTAACGTAAGCAGTGTTTCTTGTCCAGGATTGCTCAACGACAACTGGCAAAGCTCCCTCTGCGGTGTTGTATATCTGTGACGCTGTGATTGCAGTAGTATCTGTGCTATCCAAGAATCCAGCAGTCTTGACATAATACCTAAGTTCTCTATTCGTTGTAGGACTGTTTCTAATTATATTCTGTAAAATTATAGCTTCGTCAGCATAGCCAACAGCAACCTTGTTGATGTCTATTCCTCTTATCAATGCTTGTCCGCTTGTATCTGCCATTTTATTTTTATGCTAAGTTAAAGCTCATAGGCTTCAGAACAAACAAAAAGCTTTCTCCGTCTGTTGCTGTTTCCAATGAGTAACCAACAATATATTCTGAATTAATGTCTGCAATTACCAATTCGTTAGCTGCTCCTGTAGCTGTATCTGTAATCAAGGCTGCTCCTGCTGTTACTCCTGCAGCTCCAGCAAATCCTCTAAAAATACCTTCTGTGTGAACTGCTATCTTTGTTTGGCCGTTAGAAGCGATTTTTTCAACAGCAGCAATTCCAGCACAAGGGTCAGTATCTCCAGTTGTGGTTGCAACTGTTGCAGGGTCAGTTAATTTTAGAATAGCTCCTTTTTCGATGCCAGTTCCGTCGGCACAAGTCATAGGAATAGGAATTCCAGTTTCGTAGACTAATGTGCACTCTAAAGCCATATATTTCTATTAGTGCTTATAGTATTTAAACTTTGCTTAAATGTTTTAAGCGTTTTTTTCAGTCTTTCGCTTCTCTTCTTTTATTCTTTTTTCACACAAAGCAATAATCACTTCGGCTTGTTGTTGAATTACCCTCGCAGAAACTAAATTATTTCTCTGTGCATCGAGGACTTCCTGCCATTTCACTTGTTCAGGAGTTCCGATTTTAATATCTAATTCTCTATTGGGGAGGTTTTCCATGTTTTTCAATATAATTTTTGTATTCTTTTGGTGTCAATTCTTGCGGTTTAACTTCTGGTGGACGTATTCCAGCAGTCCCACTCAACAAATTATCTGCTTTTAATTTCTCGAGTCTGTCTGCTTCTGTCTTCGCAGTGGCTTTCGCTTCATTAAGAGCTGCCAAAGTTTGCTTAGCATCATCGAGATACGAGATTTCTTTTTTTGTTTCATCTGTCATTTATACTCTATATTTTTATAGTTTATATATTTATCCAAATAATGCCGAAACCAAAGGAGCAATATCTATCCCTGCTTTCGCAAACAACATCACGATTCCTGTCCATGCTATTTTTTTTATCGTAGCAACATCGTTCTCAAGTACGGCCAATCTTGCCTCAATTTTGGACTTGGACATCTGGCTCCTGCGATATAGATACTATGTTCCTTATATTTGGCGAAAGCAAAGCTCTCTCAAATTCTAAGTCATACGCACTTTCCAAAGCAAGATATGCCTCTAAGTTAATTAACTCATCTCCAGGACTTCCTAAGAAATCTTTAAGACTATTTTGGGTCTCAGATTTCAAAAACGAATGTGCTAATGCTATGTTTGCTTTTTGTTCTGCCCATAATGCTCTCGCACCTCCTTCCGTAAGTGCTCCTGAATTAATTTTATTCAAAATTATATCACGGTTTGTTTTGGATGTTCTCCATAACCTATCTGCTTTTTTCACGTTCTGTCTTTCCTCAGCACTCAACTTAACAATAGCTCCGCCTATTGCACCACCTGCGCCACCAATAATCCCTCCTGCGATAGTTCCTGCGGGACCAACTAAACTTCCCACAGATGCTCCGAATTTTGCACCACCAATAGCCCCAGCCACACCCGCTCCAACTGTCGTCGCAACATTGAAAGGATTAACGTCTGCTATTGATTGCTGACTAGCCTCCAATGGAAGTAGAGCGCCGAAGTCTTGATTTACTGCTTGGAGTTGTTGTTGGGCAATCTGTGCATTTCTATTTATTATTGATTCTTGTTCTGCGATTGGTAAACCAGAACGAGCTATGAATGCCTTTCGGCTTTCACCCTCTTGTTGAAATGCTTGTACAGGTACGCCCTGGGTTCTTGCTCTTTCAAGCAAAGGATTTGTAGTCTCACCACCTTGAGATTGTGTTGTCTCTTTTGTTTCCGTCGTTGAAGTATCTGTTTTTGGTTTGATGATACAAGTTTGAGTAGCTTCGTCCCATTCACCACCCCGATTAATGCATTCTATTTTCTTTCTTTCAATCATTCTAATTTTTTCTCTTTCAGGATTTACGAGACTGTTTGTTAAGGCATTCGCAGCTGTATTGATTATTTGTTGGTTTGGCATTTTATTCTCTCTCCAGCGTAGCACTTACATTGTTTGGCTGAATATTTGTTTGTCCTGTGTTTTTTGCTTGGTCTTGTTGAACTAATCCGCCTAGACTGGCTTGTTTCTCGAATACGACTATAATATTCTGTTGAACCCAAAGGTCGTCCTCCATATCATATCTTTCCTTTGCATAAGTTGGCTCAAAATTTACATTTCCCATTTTTCCACCAACTTCGCTCGTTCCGTCGCTTGTTGCAATACTTCTAGGCACACCAAATATCTGATAAAAGAAGTTTTCAAGATATTGTATCCATGCAGTTCTATCTTCACTTGATTTACTCGGCCATGGTTCAATCTTAACTGTATCTTGTGGCAACCCAACCATTTCTCCATTTTTAACTGCATTCTCGATTTGTGTATTTGCATAACTTATTTTTCCAGATTTGTCAGTCTGATAATATGCAATACCTAATGCCTTATCTCTGTG